AGGGGTTTCCCACCACCCAAACGGCAACGGTACCACAAAGCGGAGTGAACAACCGCCTCGCGGCTAATGTGGGCACAGCCCCACAGGCCGCGCCTAACCCTAATCAAAGACAACAGTTCGCATCGTTGTTTCCTAATGATCCTGTATCCGGATTGATAAATGCACAACAGCCTGTGCGCATGATGCGAGAAGGTGGAGCTGCTTATGACATGGGACTAGAAACAGATCGCGCGGCTCAAGAGTCAATACAGAGTGCTTTGGAAGGTGGGTCTGATAATAACCAGACACAAACACAGTCTTTTAATTTTGGTAATGTGCCCACTACAATCAGCAGAGGTATAGCAAGCCTCATGGACAATATAAAATATACTCCAGATGTAACAGGCATACAAAGTTTTGTAAGAGATACACCAGTTGGAATGACCGCACCTGTAAGTTTACAAACAAACTTAGGTGGGTTTCCCGTAAGTTTTACACCCACTTTTCAAAAAGGTGGGCTTGGGGTACTTGCTGAAACAACTTTTGAAAATGGCGGTGCAGTTGATGACGGCTTCAGTTTTGATGACGATGTAGTAGATTATACAGATCAAGGGTTTAATTACAGTTATGAAGGTGATGAAGGCGAAAACATAGGAGACTCCAGTACATTATCTCGTGCATCTTATGACGCCATGCGAGGGGCTACAAAAACTAATCCTTACCCAGAATCATTTTTTTCTCGTATGGGTAGGCAGTTTGGTTTTGATGTTGATTACTCTAATATATTAAACACGCCGGGTGGCTACACTGTAAATACTTTAAACCAACTAAGATACGATCAAGCCATGAACCCAGAGAAATATAAAGCTGGAGATTTTTATGAGGGTCAGCCAACTCGTATGGGAACTGTTGAACGTATGCCAGCCACAGGAATACAACAGCTGATAGGATCTATACCGTACGTTGGTGGCATAACCCGAATATTACCACAAGATACGCTCCCAACTGACGATCCTAGAATGATACGAGCTCGTCAACAGCGCGATGCAGATGTGGGCATATTTAACAAATTATTTGGAAGATAACATGCAACTTAGTAAAAACTTTACATTACTTGAACTAACTAAAAGCCAGACAGCTGAACGTAAGGGTATAGACAATACACCTAACGCAGATCACATATATAACCTTACTGCACTAGCTGAAAATATTTTGCAGCCAGTAAGAGATGAATGGGGCTCTTTTATAGTATCAAGCGGTTACCGTTCAGTAGCTTTGTGTGAAGCGATTGGCTCAAAATCAACTAGCCAACATGCAAAAGGCGAAGCAGCTGACTTTGAGGTAGCTGGTGTAGACAACTACAAATTAGCATCTTGGATAGAAGCAAACTTACCCTTCGATCAGTTAATATTAGAGTGTTATACAGGTGGCAACACAGGCTGGATACACTGCTCATATGTACCAGACGGACGTAAAGAAACACTCACCTATGACAGACAGAATGGCTACAGAAAAGGTTTGTTATCTTAACCAGTTCTTAGTCTCCTCGTTCAGCACTTGGTCAGCTAGGTTTATCTTATTACGCAAAGCTTCTACTATCTTCTCGTCTATAGTGTCAGGTGCAATCAAATCGACGTAAGTCACTGATTTCTTTTGACCTATCCTATGCGCCCTGTCTTCGGACTGTAAGCGGCTCTCCAAGTCATAGCTGTTACTATAATATATCACAGTGCTTGCCTGATTAAGTGTAATACCATAGCCACCTGTTTTTGGATGACCAACAAAGAACCGCAACGGGCTGTCTGGGTCTTCAAAGCGCTTTACAATATCTTGTCTGTCTTCTTGCTTAGTCGCACCATAATACGCGGCTACCGAATCAGCACCGTAAACTGCCGTAAGATTTTTTATTATCTCTTGTATGCCGTACACATAATTACACCATATGATAGCTTTGCCTGAGTTTTCTTCTACGACGTTCATCAACTCGGTAATTCTGTTGTTATCAAGCACTTGCAGACGGCCCTCGTCGCTTTCAAGATAACCACAACATATCTGCTGTAAACGCATGAGCTGTGTTAAGACACTAGCTGTTGTTGCAAGCTCCCCGCGCTCCAGCTGTGCTAGTGCGAATCGCCGCATTTGCTCATAAATCGTAGTCTGCTCACTAGTCAAAGCTACGTTTCTTTTAACATAAATTTTATCAGGTAGATCCAGACAATCTTTCTTTAATGTTCTAGCTGAAAACCCTGTTAGTATGCCGTTCAGCTCATCTAATCTTCTATAGCCAACTATGTCATTGAAGCTACGGCTACCGAAGGTTTTGCGTTGTACAAGAGCATATCTGTTCTGAAAAGCAAAGTAACTAGCCTGACCAAGCGCCATAGGATCTAAGAAGCCGCATTGAGAAAACAGATCCATAGGCGATTTAGTTATAGGCGATCCTGTCAGTATTCGCTTGTATTTAGCATACTTGCTTACATCTATTATGTTCTTGGTTCTGTTAGCCTTTCTGTTCTTGATAGTGGTGCTTTCATCTATAATCATTATGTTGTCTTCGTTCTTACGCAAGAAATAGTAAGCAGCTTTCTTACCACGCTCTGAGCTGAACGCCTCTATGTTCATAATAAGAAACTTAACACCAGCCATCATCTCGAACACAACCTTTTGCATATCGTCCTGAAACTTCTTAGCCTTGCTTGGTTGCCAACGCACCACGAACCTTTCTATCTCATCAGGTAAGTGATTCGGTATCTCTTGTTTTACCCAGTTATCGTACACACCTTTAGGTGCAATTATCAGTGCAGAATCTATTTCGCCCTCTAATTTAAGCTTGCCAATCGTATCAATAATAACTTTTGATTTACCTAAGCCCATCTCCATAAACAAGGCGTAGTATGGTCTTTTCCAACTGTCATCAATGATTTCTTCCTGATGCTTAAATGGTTTTGTCTTATATATATACATTTTTTATCTCCGTGCTTGACATATAAGATAAACCTTTTATATTCTTATATCAAGACAATAATAAAAGTCTTTAATCACGAAACACGGAAGGAGATGGTATGAGTGATTTAATGCAACAAGTAGAGGCGGATGCACAAAGCCTCGGCGATCTAAGTGATCTTTCTACAGATAAACTTAGTAGCGTAGCTGAAACAGCTGAAAACATTAAGCTAAAAGAAGATGAAGTATTCCAGCTTGAGGAGAAACTCAAACAGGCTAAGAAAGATCTGCTTAAAATGACAGATGAAGATTTGCCTATGTTAATGGAAGAGATCAATCTTGAAAGTTTTACGTTATCAGATGGTTCAAAAATAAATATATCTCCAACATATGGAGGTACAATCAAGGTTGACGACAGACCTGAAGCACATCAATGGCTCAGAGAAAATGGTTTTGGGGATCTAATCAAGAACTCAATATCAGCTGAGTTTGGTATGGGCGAAGACAACAGAGCTAAAGATTTCTATGAAACTGCGTTGTCTAAAGGTTTTAATGTTAATCAAAAAGAACAGATCCATAACATGACACTACGTTCTTGGGTAAAAGAACAGACAGAGGCGGGTAATTCTATCCCGGCTGTGTTTGGTGCATGGACAGGTCGAAGAGCTAAAATCACGAGGAGTAAATAATGTCGAATGTAGCTAAAAAGAAACCGGCAGAAGTTGTTGGTATAGATCAATCAATATTTGAGAATGACTCAGGTCTTGGTAATTCAGAGATAGATCAGGACGTACTTGGTATTCCTTTTCTTAAAACTAACTTATCGCCTGCCGTATTAGATGCAAACAGAGGTGCACTAAAAGGCGATATGTATAACACTGTAACTGGTGAAATATACAATGGAACAGAGGGTGTATTAGTAATACCATGTCACTTTCAAAGACGTTTCATTCACTGGTCTGCACTTGGTGACGATCAGAAAGCACCGATTGCTATCTACGACAAAGCATCTGACTGTCCAAAGACAGATAGGATAAAAAAAGATCAAGGCGATAATAAGGATTATTTACTTGATGGTTCTGGTCACTACATTGAAGAGACACACCAACATTATGTCCTTGTCTGCAAAGAAGACGGTTCTACAGACGCTGTAATGATTGCTATGAAAAGCACATCACTAAAGAAAAGCCGTCAGTGGAATATGTTAATTCAAACCAGACGTAAGCAAAGAAATGATGGTTCTACTTTTCAACCACCAAGGTTCTTATATCTTTACAGACTAAGCACCATTATGGAAAGCAATGCTAAAGCGAGCTACGCTGTGTGGGACGCTAAGTTAGAAAAAGAATTATCTAACATTAATGTCTACAACGAAGCTAAAGCTTTTGCTATGTCAATAGAGAAAGGAGCTGTTGAGGTTAAGCACGAGCAAGAAAACCAAGACACTCCAGTTACTGAACCGCAAGCGCAAACACAGCCACCGGCTGATGAGCCATTGCAGAAAGATATACCGTTCTAGTCATGTGGGAAACTTTTAGTTCAATATTCGATGGACTGGAAGAAGCCTTTGGAACGTATAAGATAGATAAGACCCAGACCAATGGTAAGAAGTCTGGTAGAGCGTCCCTAGTAAGGGAACCACGGACCAAGGATCATTGGTTGGGTCATCTGTCAGGCAAAGGCGACTCTCTCGGTATCATCCCGATCAACGCTAACTCACAGTGTAAGTGGGGGTGCATAGATATAGATATGTATCCACTGGACCACAAGGTTTTAGTACAAAAGATCAGAAAGATGAAGCTACCTCTAGTTGTGTGTAGATCAAAGAGCGGTGGCGCACATTGCTTCTTGTTTTGCACTGACTGGATTGATGCCAAAGATATGCAACAAACCTTGCAACATATATCTGCATCACTCGGCTACGGCCAAAGCGAGATATTTCCAAAACAGATAAAACTGCACCTCGATAGAGGAGATGTAGGTAATTTTCTTAACTTACCTTATTATGACGCTGAAGGCGGTCTCAGGTATGGTATCAAGGACGATGGCACCTCTGCGACCCTAGAAGAGTTTATAGCGCTGTACGAGCAGTATAAGCAGACTATTGAGCAGATTGTATCGCTACAGATAGAAGAAAAGCCCGATACTATAATAAAAGACGGACCACCATGCTTACAGACACTGTGCGCAAGTAAGATAAGTGAGGGTGGACGCAACAACGGATTATTTAATATCGCAGTGTATCTGCGCAAAGCATACCCAGACAGCTGGGAGACAGAGATACTTACTTATAACATGACATTCTTAGATCCACCGCTTCCTTTATCAGAGGTCAACATAGTGGCTAACCAAGCTAAGAAGAAAGATTACGCCTACAAATGTAGTGATGCACCAATCAATGCACATTGTAACAAAGAGTTGTGCCGAACTAGGATGCACGGTGTAGGGTCAGCTGTACAAGGTGCGACTATAGCTAACCTTAGAAAGTACAACTCCATACCACCTGTGTGGTTCATGGATGTAAGTGGAGAGCCATTGGAGCTCGATACAGAAGCATTACTATCACAGCCTACATTCCAGAAAGCCTGTCTTGAACAGCTGAACTTCATGCCAAGAACAGTAAGCAAGCAAGTGTGGGAGGCTCGTATTGGTGCGCTGATGACAGAGATGAAAGAAAATGAAGCAGCAATTATAGAAGTTGCAGAAGATGCAAGCACTAGTGGTCAGTTCTATGATTACCTAGAAGAGTTCTGTAGTCATTTACAGCAAGCACAAGAAAGAGAAGAGATACTGTTAAGACGGCCTTGGACAGACGAAGAGGCTAACTTAACCTACTTTAGACTTCGTGATTTTGAAAACTTTCTCAAGAAGAATAAGTTCTTTGATTACAAGTCACACAAGATTGCCCAGCGCTTACGGGATATAAATGGGTCCAGTTTGGTTATGAAAATAAGTAACCGTTCCGTTCGCGTTTGGGCAATACCATCATATAGTAACATGGATCATCAATTTAATACACCTGATATGGGTCCGAAAGAAAAGGAACCCTTTTAATGGTTAAGATGTTTGTTTTAATCTGTGTTGTATGGGTAGAAGGCAGTCGCCATGATGGTGGCGAAACGAAATGTATAATGCACCAAAGTCAGGTGTATTATGCAAACATATATCAATGTCGTGCTGATATACCTAAAAGTAGATTTTTAATTGAAAAGGGTATCTTTGATAATTTTGGAGAAGAGCCCGTTGATTATACAATAAGTGCAAGTTGTTTTGAAGGAGTGTAGATGGCAGACGAAAGACTAGTTAAGGCTGACGGCCTAGAAGAAGCAATCATTGGGGTAGGCGGGCGCATGAATATGCCTGACGTTTTGATTTACAGCTACAATAAATGTGTAGAGATATTTATGAAACGGGATGGTATGTCACATGAAGAAGCTGTCGAGTGGATGGAGTTCAACGTAGTCGGTGCATGGGTAGGAGAAACTACACCTATTTTTGTACATGAGATACCTACATTTATGAAACCAGACGACTTTCTTGAAGAATACGGGTTCGATAAGCCTGCGAACGACAACTAATGTTTAGAATCTTTGGACCACCCGGCACGGGCAAGACAACTACGCTACTCAATATGGTAGATGAACAGCTACAGAAGGGCACGAACCCTAACCACATAGCGTTCCTTGCTTTCACAAAGAAAGCGGCTAACGAAGCAAAAGAAAGAGCCGCCAAGCGTTTTAACCTAGATCCAGATGAAGACCTTTGTTTTTTCAGGACCTTACACTCACTGGCGCTGTCCATGACTGAGATAAGGACAGAACAAGTTATGTCAGGCGTACACTATCAGGAGCTGTCCAAGAAGATTGGTATCAGTCTCAGTAAGTCGCCGTCACTAGATGCAGAGATACAAGAAATACAAAGCAACGATCATCCTATCCTTAACACAATCAACTTAGCACGGCTCAAGAAAGTAGATATACGACAGCTCTACAACGAGACATACATAGAATATGACTGGAACACAGTTAATTATGTCCACCAGTGCTACAAAGAATACAAAGAAAAGAACAATCTGTTTGATTTTACAGATATGCTTCAGAGCTTCATTGACACAGCAGATCAATGCTGTCCCACATTTCAGGTTACATTCCTAGATGAAGCACAAGACCTTAGCCCTTTACAGTGGGACATAGCCCATGCTTTGGATAAGAAGTCGCAGTTTATGTTTGCAGCTGGAGACGATGACCAAGCCATATATAGATGGGCCGGAGCTGACGTAGAACATTTCATAGCCTTGGACGGCTCAAGCGAAACCCTGTCGCAATCATTTCGTGTGCCTAAGTCAATACACGCCGTAGCAGAACAGATAGTTGGCAGAATAAAACACCGATACCCAAAGCGCTACCAACCAAAAGATGAAGTAGGCTCCGTCAAACATATAGCCCGTATAGATGATCTCGACCTATCGGAAGGCCAGTGGCTCATCATGGCTCAGGCCGGTTACATACTAAACCCAGTCGCTGAGACCTTGAAGTCTCTGGGATTACTCTATACTCACAAAGGCCACAGATCTATCTCGGCTAGAATATCTTCGGCAGTGAATGGCTGGGAACAGCTCCGTAAGGGACGATCTATTACACTAGAAGCGGCTCGTGACGTCTACAGCTACATGAGCACTGGCACACGGGTCAAGCGTGGGTTTAAAAAGCTGTCTGGATTAGATAGCGACGTATTACTGGACATGACATTCTTGCAAGAGCAGTGCGGTTTGCTAGTCGGCGATGAGCTGATATGGCACAAGGCCCTCGATAGGCTACCTGAAGAACAGCGTGTATACATAACAGCGCTATTAAGACGAGGAGAGAAGTTCAATGCAGAGCCTCGCATAACAGTGTCCACGATACACGGAGCCAAAGGCGGAGAAGCTGACAATGTAATCTTGTTTACAGACCTATCTCCCGCGGCTGACGAGGCTTTTCGTATAGGCAACGACGATGTTCATAGGGTTTTTTACGTTGCAGTAACACGAGCTAAACAAAATCTGTATATAATAGAACCTGAAGATAATAATAGGAGCTACTACATATGAGACATTTAGAGTATATGAAGATGAGATTGAAGGAGGAAGAGATGAAAGATATGGTAAACCATCCTGAGCACTATACAAGTAGCTCTATTGAAACCATAGACATGATTGAATCTATTACAGCTGAGGGCTTTCATTATTACCTTGAAGGTAATATACTCAAATACTTAGCGCGTTATAGACACAAAAACGGTATCCAAGATTTACAGAAAGCACAGTGGTACCTTAACAAACTTATAGAGGTACAATATGACACTTCAGATGGCGATGTTCACACCGAAGTCAGAATGGATTCCACCACACGAACTACCTGACATAACCGGTGCCAACACAATAGCAATAGACGTCGAGACCAGAGATCCTGATATTAAGCAGAGCGGTCCCGGATGGCCCACTGGCAACGGCGAGATTGTCGGCTACGCTGTAGCTACCGAATATTGGAAAGGCTACCTACCAATCAAGCATCTTGGCGGGGGTAATCTTGACGAGCGTATAGTTAATAACTGGATGAAGAAAGTCTGTGAGTGCCCAGCTGATAAGATCATGCACAATGCACAGTACGATGCCGGTTGGCTACGGCGCACGGGTTTTACAATCAATGGCCGTATCATTGATACTATGGTTGTAGCTTCTCTGCTAAATGAAAACCGTTTCAGCTTCAGCCTGAACGCTCTAGCCTACGACTATCTCAATAAAACCAAGTCCGAGAAGGGATTGACCGAAGCAGCAGTTGAATTTGGTGTAGATCCCAAGGGCGAGCTCTGGAAGCTACCGTCCATGTATGTAGGACCATATGCAGAAACTGACGCTGTGCTTACTCTTGAATTATGGAATTGTTTCAAGAACCTTATGATCCAAGAAGACATACAGACCGTTGTCGATCTTGAGATGAAAGTCCTACCTGTCTTGATTGACATGACATGGCGCGGTGTTCGTGTAGATACAGACCGCGTTGAGCGCACCAGAGATTATCTGCTCAAAGAAGAAAAGGCTGTACATAAGCGCATCAAGGACCTGACTAACGAAAATGTAGAAGTGTGGGCGGCCGCTTCGCTTGCCAAAGCCTTTGATAGTGTAAGCTTACCTTATCCTAAGACTGAAAAAGGTGCGCCAAGCTTTACCAAGGCGTTCCTTGCCGAGCACACACACGAGCTACCTAAGCTGATCTTGCGCTGTCGTGAGCTAAACAAGACCCACGGGACATTTATCAGCACCATTATGAAGTACACCACGCCCCAAGGGCGCATACATGGGCACATAAATCAGATCAGATCCGACGATGGCGGTACTGTATCAGGGCGAATCAGCATGAATAACCCCAACTTACAGCAGATACCGGCCCGTGATCCTGAGCTCGGTCCGATGATTCGCTCACTGTTTCTACCCGAAGAAGGCGAAAAGTGGTGTAGTTTAGACTACTCGCAACAAGAACCACGGATCTTGGTGCATTATGCTAACGCTTATGGCAGATCATTAGGCAATGAACTCAAGTCCGTTAACGAATTTGTCCAAGGTTACGTCACAAACCCTGATATGGATTTCCATACAATGGTTGCAGAGATGGCAAAGATACCAAGAAAGCAAGCCAAGACTATCAATCTGGGCCTGATTTACGGCATGGGCGTCAATAAATTGTCCGATCAGCTCGATATAGGCGTCGATGAAGCCAAAGATCTTATCAAACAGTACCATGAGCGCGTACCATTCGTTAAGTTTTTGATGAATGGCGTGATGAATAAGCTAAACGGACGCGAAAGTTCAGGGTCAATACGTTCTATTCTGGGTAGAAAATGCCGATTTGACCTATGGGAGCCTGATAGTTTTGCTATGAATAAGGCTTTACCATACAAAGAAGCTGTAAATGAGTATGGTCCAACCACAAGATTGAAGCGAGCGTACACATACAAGGCGCTGAACCGGCTGATACAGGCCTCAGCGGCTGATATGACCAAGCAAGCTATGGTCAACATACACGAAAAAGGCATCATTCCGTTGATACAAATACATGATGAGGTGGCTTTTTCATCAAACAGCCAAGAAAAAATAAAAATGGTTGCAAATATTATGGAAAGTGCCGTACCATTAAGTGTCCCTAGTAAGGTGGACATAGAAGTGGGGCCTTCGTGGGGCGAAACTAAAAGTAGTTCCTCCTTAGAAGCACCCTCAGTAACTCGCATTGGGGGTGCTGATGAGTGAAGAACGATTTGAAGACTGTCCTATAGCCGTAAACGAGAAGGATTACGAGCGTCATGTGCCAGTTCCATACTATAATTTTTATGTAAACGCCTTAAATTCACACAAACGAAGTGAAATTATCAGCCCGAACGGAGTGGACGCTGAATATGGAGCTTACCGCAAAAGAAAAAAGGCTCAGGAGTAAACCTGAGCCTTCGTGATGTGTGTAGGAACTAAAATTTTACGAAATAAATCCTTAACATACAAGCTTTTTCTTGAAATATCATATAAAATCGCATAATATCCTACAAAAGGAGATAATTATGGATACAACCAAGTGGAAAAGTGTTCTTGTACCGATAGATGTCTACGAAAAGATCAAGCAATCTGCTAAAAAAGAAGGCCGGACAATAGGCGGCCAGCTCAGATATATCTATTCACAGTATAAATCTGAAGAGCAGCAGAGAGTTGAAGAGTTCGTTGAAGCTAATATGAAGCGAATCAACCAAGTCTCTAAGTGATTCGTTCTTTATTTTGTATGATACTCGATACCTGAACACCTAAGTTATATAACGCGTCTGTCATGGGCCCATCAGATGCCTTTTTACCCCTACTAGATACAAATACCTCAACCGCCTCGTTAGTTTCTGGGTGGTATGATACACTAACGGCTAGTCCTTCTCCAACGTCAGTCGTGACACATGGTCTTCTGTTTGGTAAATCCATTTATTTCCTCCTTTTTTTATCGGTCTATGGTTAATTTTGTGACATTTACAGGTCGATGCGTATTTTTTTCCGCCACAAGTACAACATATTGTCACTGGTCTACCCCTAAATATCTGATTGGTCATAACTTCTAACTATAAATAACTTTTTTTATAATAACAGTCTTGACTTTTATTTTTTTTTAAAAGTGTGTTACAGTGCAGTATGGACCCGTTAACAATTACCGCAGCTATGTCTGTGGCTAACAGTGCTTTTAATGCAATCAAACAAGGATTTGCCGCAGCTCGCGATATTGAACAAATGTCGGGAGACATCGGACGTTGGATGGGAGCCGTCTCTGATATAGATAATGCAGAAAAGCAAGCCAAAAATCCTCCCTTGTTTGGTAAGTTATTCAAAGCCGGATCTATCGAAGAGGCAGCTCTCTCAGCCTACGCGGCTAAAAAGAAGCTGGAAGAGCAGCGCTACGAGCTGAAGGTGTTTCTTAACATGACCTACGGGCCACAAGCCTACGATGATTTGCTCAAGATGGAAGGGCAAATAAGAAAACAAAGACAAGAGACTGTGTACAAACAGCAACAGCTCAGGCGTCAAATAGGCGAAGCCATAACTTGGTTCATTGTAATAGCCATTATTGGTGGTTTTGCTGTGCTGGTGGCCGGTATCTGGGTAAAAAAAGCAAAAGCGGACGGCTATACCTTCACGCCCCGTGCCTATACTAAACAACAATTAGAAAATCAGGGTAAAGTTGATAAGAAAAAATACACAACTTGTCGTTTAAAGAAGCGAATCACTTCAAAATATACAAATAAAAGAGCCTGTATTTATCAGGGTGGTAATAAAACATTTACTATGATGATCGAATCGTGGTGCCCCAAGAAGTACAAATGTTTATATGATCCAAATGGAACTGAACCC